CGCGACAGCTTGTGGCGCTCAATGAAGTCCCCGTCGTCGACGTCGGTGGCATGCGCCGCCGGGTAGACCATGAAGGGATCGACGCGCGCCCATTCGAGGCAGAGGTAGTCCTGCGCTTGGGCGACGACGTTGGCGGGATTCTGCGGGGTGGGCTGGGGTATCCACTTCAACTTCTTCTTCCGCCGCACGATGGGGCCCTTCAGCACCGCGGCGGGGAAGGTGGCAATGTCGTTGATGAACTCCGACATCGCGTCGTGGAAGCCCCCCTCGGCGAGTTGGTCCTCCATTTTCGTTTCCATGCGCGCCATGCGCTCGGTCGCCTGCTTCTTGGCGTCCGCCTGCACGCGGTCGTACATCTCCACCGCGTCGCGCTCTATGAACTCCTGCCCTACCGGCAGCCCGGTCGCCTCCACGAACTGCTGCGCTTCCTGCAGCGCCTGCTTCGCCACCGACTGCATGACCTGCGGGGGGAGATCAGAGAGGGGGGAGGGTGCTATCGTCCAAGGTTTTTCGTTGTTGGTGCCCAACATGACGTCCCTGATCCACGAGGCCGCGCTGCGGCACTTGTTGGACGTCAACATCATGTAAATCTCCGAGCCGCCCATCTTGCGAATCTCGGTCAGGCGCTCCGGGTCGTACTCGCCGCGGCGCTGGCGCATGCACTGCAGCATGCGCTCCTCGATCATGAGGCGCTTGGCATCCAAGGCGTTGGACCAGCAACCACGGACGTGGCCAGCGAGACCTTGAACTACCGGCTGGTTATTCGCTACTTCGGCCGCAGCCTTCCTCGCCTCGATGGTGGCGTTGCCGACCATCTCCATGATGCCGCCCACGCTACCGGAGCGCAGCGACGGTGCAGCAGGAGCCATCGGGAAAAGGGCATTGCCGCCCCCGGGAGAGGACGGGGGCGGCGGGGCACCGGCGATGATGGTGGAAGCAGCGGGTCCGCCCGGTGGGGGGAGCGAAGAAGGAGGGGGAGAAGGGAGCCCCCCACCCGGCGGGAAGACGGCGCTCATGCGCGCGATCCTACCACGTAATTACAGGTTGGGAAGCTAAGCGATTGCGTTTGCGAGCGTTGTCGAGCGCCGGAATGACGCGGAGATTGGTGTGCACGTGGAGCCCGCTGACCGTCTCCCCTCGCAGCGGGATGCGGTGGTCGACAACCCAGCGGTGGTTGCCGGTGCGAAGGCGCGTGCGCTGGCGCGCCAGCGCGTAGATTTCGTCGATGAAGAAGCGGTTCGCCCAACGCGGCGTCGCCCGGCGCTGGCGCGCGGTGTGCGTGGAGGCTTTGTCGGGGTTGGCCTTTTGATACGCAGACACCCGCGCCATGATCTCGCTGCGATGCCGTTCGTAATAATCGGCATGGTAAGCGCGCACGGCTTCCTCGTTGCGCTTCACGTAGCGCCGCTGCGTCGCGTAGGTTTTCGCTTTGTTGCGCGCCCGGTAGTCGCGCTGCCGAACATTGCGCGGGTCGTTGCTCAAAATTCTCTTTTTCTTCATATACTTACGCTGCCCATTTGAACGGAGCAGGCTTTATCACCCGGGCTTGTGTAGGGGGCCGCCCGCCGGTTGCCTTGCCCCCGTCGTGCTGTAAACACGCATACCCAAGGGCGTCCCCGTAGTCCGACCATGGATGGTTCTTCTCCGGGGTGTCCGCCGTCTCCCCCTTGAGGGAGGTCTTGTATCGATACTTCGAACGGATCGCGGTGATGAGTTCCTTGCAGCCCGGGTCCATGAGGAAGGCCGCTTTGCCGTCCACTGTGCGCGTAAGGTAGGAGTCCACCGCAGCGATGCGCGCGGAGGGAGTAAACGTGCGCGCGGCGACGACCTTGAACCCCTCGTTCTTGAAGATGTCGGCGACGGTGCGCTCGTCGGTCTGCGCCCGCTGGAAAGCGGCGGGGTCGATGATCAGCACGGCCGCATGCCGGGGGTATTTCCTCGACAGGAGCGGTTTCAGCCGTTCCCGAGAGAACCGCAGCGCCCCCATGCCATCGGCATGGCCGGTGATGGCATCCAGCACCAAAACCCGACCGTCGTAGGTAAGCTGGGTGAGCACCGCCGTAGGATTCAGCCCGGCGTCCATGCCGATGACGAGCGTAGAAGAGGGCAGCGGGTTCAAAGCCTCCTTGGCGACGTGCGTGGCGGAGGAGAACGCACGCCATACAGGACGGCCCGCAAGGGAACGCCCGAACTTGGCGTGGACGTAGACATCGATCCACTCCTCGGTCTTCCCCTCCATGATGTTCGGGTAGTAATCGGGGTCCAAGCACTGCAGCCAGTCGGCTTCGGGTGCCAAGCCGGAGGGCTGGATCGTGATGTGGGTGTTCTTGGGCGGGCTGGAGAGCAGGCTCTCCCAAAATGTGTCCGCATCAGGGGGGTTGGATGCCCCCCAAATCTTCTTCAGGAGGTGCACCGTGGGCGGAAGTGGTGTGAAGGCGTCGTGCGCGGCGGTGGCCGGGTCTGTGGGGACGGGAGCCGCGCGCGGGGGCGGGGGCGTGGGGATCAATTCGGCGCATCCCACGCCGTTCATGGTCTTGTCCGGGTAGCGCCCGAGGCGCGTGGTCAGCATGTTGAAGACGTCGGGGTTGATTTCCCTGAACTCGTCCATCATGGCGAAGGACAACTGCAAGCTTAAGAGGCGGCGCACGTCATTGGCATCATCGAGACCACGGAAGAGCACCTCGCACTGCACGTCGTCCAGCATCAAGGTGAACTTGAGTTGCGTCTTCTCGTAGAGACCCGCTTCGCCGTCGGGGAACCACTTGAGGAAGTCGGGGATCGTGGTGTCGAGCAGCATTTGACGCGTGTTACGGACTACGGCAACCCTAGAACGACGAACCCCATCCGCGCAGGGGTGCACCCGCTTCGCCTCCCGGGCAATCTTGATGATGCTCGCAGTGGTCTTGGTCGATCCAACCGGGCCAGCGATGAGATCCACGAAATCGTCGGAGACGATATAGGGCACGGTGGAAGGAATGGCGTTGAACTGCACCGAGCACCCTACGCGTAATCCGGGTCAATAAGCTCAACGGGGTCCACCACTTCAACATCGGCAGCCTCCGTCACCAATTTAGCGACCTCGGAGCGCATGAGCCCCGTGGGAGGAGCCGTCAAAGTCTGCGACGGTTGGGTGCTCCCGAGGTTGATTACGAGTTGATACGAGCCGCCCCCGGCGGCGTTCAGGTTCACGGTTTGGGTGGGGGTCTCCCCCTTGCCGCTCACAGCGCCCAAGATTTCATGGGCCTTGAGGCGTGCAAGGGCGGGTTGCGCGCGGTCACCGAGAATTTCATACACAATCGGAAGACCTGCTTCATGAAGAACTGCGGCCTTGGACTGCACGCCGAACCCCGAGGCGGTCAACTCCGCCATGTAGCGTTTAACCGTGGAGACGAACGTGGGCGCAGCGAGGAGGCGCTCGAAGACAGCGGGGGGGACGGCGTTTCGGTGGAGGAGTTCGTAGATGTCGATGTTCGGGCCGCACCGGTTACGGGCGACCAGCAATGCAACGAAGTCCTCGGTGATCGAGTCGTCGACCTGCTGCAGCAGTTGCTGCGTAGATGATGCAGCTGGCATGAAGGGCTCCTGCGGACGTTGTCCGCAGGAGTATAGATCGAAGAGAATTTACATGCTCGGCGTGGCGAGGGGCGGGACGGGCTGGCCGCTCGGGTAGGCGGGCGAGCCCGGCAGCGGGGTGCCCGGGGTGAGGGAGGTGTCGATCACCGCCCAGCGGGTGCCTACACCCGAGATGAAGACCAGCACCACGGCTTTCCCCTTGGGGACTTCGGGCGGCAGCGGCGGGTAGATGGTCCCGGGGGGCACGCCGGGGAGCGTGTTGTCCGGGCCCGCGGGGTAGACCGGCAGGTGGCCTGCCATGGGCGGGAGCACGATGGGATGGCCCGGGTGGGCTTGGTCCGGTGGCAACGGCGGCAGGGGATGGGCTGGGTGGCCCGGAGCGCCGGGGAGCCCTTGGCTCGGGTGGCCCGGGAAGCCCGGGAGGTCGTGGCCCGGGATCGGGGGATTCGGCAAGCCCTGACCGGGATAGACAGGCCCGCCGGGCAGTTCATGGCCGGGGAGCCCGGTGGAAGCAAGGGGCTCGACGAGAACGAGTTCTTTCGTGCCCGAGCCGACGTAGGTGATCGTGGCAAGGTAGGACTTCATGGGCGGGTCTCCTTGGAGTGTGGGAGGGTGGATGGTGAGAGGGCGGGGGGATTATGCCCCAGATGGGCGCGGGGACAAAACCTTACTGGAAATAGGGTCTTTCGTAAAAACGGCATTTGTAGAGAGAGAGAGAGAGAGAGAGAGAGGAAGACCACTTACTCCTAAGTGGTCTACCACTTAGATGAGAAAAATGGCCTTTGTTGAGAGGGGTAGGGGGAGTCCACAAAGTGGACACTCGAAAAAACGGCCTTTGTTGAGAGGGGTAGAGGTCAAGGGGGGGCCACCCCCTTCGCCCAAGGCCCCTTCCCCCCGTATGCCCCCCACCCCCTCCATGACTACTATCACGTCGGCGGCCACGGGCGGCGCGGCGCGTGAGACTATGCGTCTGTTCGCTGCAGTGAAGAGCGAACACCGCGCGGCAGGATGCCGCTTAGTTCAGGAGATTAGCACACATGCAACAGAATCAAGACGTGAGCACGACCCAAGGGACCACTGCGCCCGCAGTGACCGAGCAACCTATCGCCATCGTACCGACTCCCATTGTGGAAGTCTGTACGCTGCTCAAGGCGGCCGACAAGGCGGCCGGTTCCA